ACGTCTCTGCTAAAATTCCAGTTGACATCGATGATACATTGGCAATTATAGCCAGAGTTTCCAAATATCCGTTGACAAACCCGCAAGTATTATCCTTTGTGGATGGAAAGCGAGAGTTGGCGGCACCTTTATTGGAATATCATCTGTCAAGACAATCAGCACGACCTGACATAGTATGTCCTCTCCCTCTAGCTGTACGGCGTTACCAATTCCAACCAGGAAATTATAACCCTACGGCCAAACCATCAATGGTGGCATTTATGACGCCTTTGGTCAATGATGCATTTGCACCTGACCGGTGTGTCAATAATGAAGAAGAAGGAATTCGTGATAGGGTAGAGGCTGTGAAGCCCTTATTCTTAACAATGTCCAATTTTCATGCTACCACGATGAGAGAGTTTCTAGAACTGTTGATCCCAGAAGAACATAAAATGGATCCAGTAGATTATGATACCGTCGTTGATAGACAGGCTCGCCCGTCACAAAGACGTGTTCTCGAACAAGCCCATTGGCTTAACCCAAAACGTATCATTGAATCGTTTTTAAAGACAGAAGCTTATTCCAACGTTAAACCGCCGCGCATTATTTCTACAATTAATGGCGTGGATAAACGGGAATATAGCCGTTATATGTATGCCTTTGAGGCAGTAATAAAACGACAACATTGGTACGCTTTTTCTAGGACTCCCCTCAAGATTGCAGAACGTGTAGTTGAAATCCTTGCTTCTGCTAAAGAAGCCACGAACACTGATTTTAGCAGGTTCGATGGCCATGGATCTAGTGTTATGCGTGAATTAGAGCGTATGGCTCTGTTGCGCGCGTTTAGAGTCCAGTATCATGAGGAACTCATTGATTTACATCGTTCCCAACATGGGCAACGTGCTGTGGCCACTTTTGGTACATGGTACGAAACGGATTACTCACGAGCTTCCGGGTCTCCAGAGACCGGGATTTTCAACTCAATGGTAAATGCCTATGTAGCCTTCTACGCTTTGCGCTCAACTAAAGTTAAGAATAGTTTTATTCAAAAGCAATCGGCGTGGTTTGGGTTAGGGATTTATGGTGGTGATGATGGCATAACGGCAGATATACCGGCCGAAGCTTACAAAAAGGCTGCCACATCAATAGGTCAAGAATTGACTGTCGAAACAATTAAACGGGGACAACCAGGCATCAAATTTTTGGCAAGGATATATTCGCCACATGTTTGGTTTGGTGACCTAAATTCGTGTTGTGATATTAAACGACAATTAAGTAAGTTACACACAACCGTTTGTCTACCCCCAAGCGTAACACCAACTAAGAAGCTGTTGGAAAAGATGAGGAGTTTTATCTTGTCCGACCAATTTACACCCATAATTGGGGATTTAGCTCATAGTGTGTTATGCATATATGGTCAAGAGATTATAGCCGATGATGAAACCGCTCAAATGCGTTCATGGCTATCTCGATTCGAAAAGGAATTCCAGTATCCAAATCATAGCGCAGATTGGATGATGGATCATTTGCAGGTGTCTATGCCAGAATTTGATTTTAAACGATTTACATTATGGCTAGGCCAGGCCAATTCTTTGGAATACATTTTAACCGCCCCGATGTTTCAGGAACAAACGGATGCCAAATCGTCCGTCCCTGTCGTCGTGGACGACAATGTGATTCCAGCTAATGTGCCAATACTTTCTAGCTTGCCTAGAGGTACTGCCAATAAACGTGAGAAAAAGAAAGAAATAAAAACCGACGAGGAACAAAAGCGCTTACTTGCCAAGATTAAACAACAAAAATTTGCAGAAATGAAGGCCCACCGCATTAACCAGGGAACCTGGGAAGAACGCCCTAAATTAACTTTTGATGAATTGAAGGCGAAAAAGGTAGCGGAAGGGACTTGGCGAGAACGGTTGAGAACACCAACGGCTTTAGAATCAAAGCTACATGTCAAAAGGCCGCCAGTCAAGCCACGTGCATCTGATGAAAAGACCGGGCCACGGTCTCAACAACAGAAAGACGAGGAAGACGAAGTGGTCTATGTTGATGATGGTAAGACACGCTTGAGTGATAAGCCACTAACCGATAAGGAGAGACGACAAATCACTGGTCCTCCTGCAATACATGTTCCTAACCCTAGGGCCGATCCAAAGCCACTAAAATTGTCGGCAACACGGACCCTATGGAAAAAGAAGTCGTAGAGGTCGTCTAGTGTCCGGGAGGATTTGGACTCCCGGTAAATTGCGATTTACCGCTTAAAGTAAAGAGCTTTCTGAACCAAGTTCTTCCATGACCGACACTAAGACAAGACCTAGAAAACAATCGAAACCGACACCTGCGCAACGCAAAGCGCAATCACAAAGAGATAAGGCTAAAAACAAACCTAAACAGCCTAAACAAGGTGAAAAGAAACAATATACTGCACCAGTTGCCAAGAGCAAGCTAGTACGTACACAGCGTCCTAGCATGAAAACATTGCCAAATGGCGACGCAATAATCACACACACTGAGTATGTCACTGATATAGTGGCAGGAGCCAACAATCCGTCAACTTTTACAACCCAATCATTCGCCATAAATCCCGGTCAGGCAACCACTTTCCAATGGTTATCTCGGGTGGCAAACAATTATGAGTCGTATCAGTTCACGTCTCTTGACTTCTACTACGAAACTGAGGCCCCCACTACGTTGGGAGGATCCTTAATACTCACTGTTGACTACGACGCTGCCGATGCTGCTCCTACAACTAAGCAGCAAGCCATGGCCTATCGTAGCTCTGTGCGATCAGCTCCTTGGAACTCATGCGAACATTGTTCACTAAAGGAGGACTTGACCAAAAACAAGTCAAATTTCGTGCGTATAGGTGGTCAGCCACCGAACACCGACATTAAAACTTATGACATTGGCAACTTGTTTGTTGCCTCTGCCGGTGTGACTACTGGAGGTTCAACCTTGGGCGAACTGTACGTTAAGTACACAGTCCGGTTAATGACCCCAGTTTATGAGAACTATTCATCGCTATTGGGAGGCAGCGCCACAGGTAACGGCACTGTAACGGCCGCTAATCCTTTCGGGCTAACGCCCGTTCTTAGCGCCACTTCCAACGGCTTTTCTATTAACAATGCTTCTCTAATTACTTTCACCACTCCCGGCTCCTATCTATTAGAATTTAATCTGGTAGGCACCGTGATTACAGGTGACGCTCTGACTGCTACCAACGCAACAGCCGTCGTCACCGCTCTTCAAGCTGCCGTCATAAATGGTGGTGGTACTGCACTCTGCAATTCGTATGCGGTACGTGTGCTCCAGCCAGGGGCAAGCGTAACGTATGCGCCTATTGCAACCACCATCACAGGATGTGTAGCTTTTATAGGTGCGGCTCCGATTGCTTCACTTTAATCAAGTTAAAACAAAGCAGATCCCAAACCAGGATCCCCAAACATTGAACCCCGTGTGTACATCGCGTGGTAAGTCCTCTCCGAAAGGAAGTTCCGAAGGTGGTATGGGGTGGCAATTGTCTCATGACCCATACCCGTGGAGCCTAGTCGCTGCCACAGCCTTAAAGGACCCCAGGGGTTGACCCAACACGTTCGTAATGTACGACGGTTCTATATGTGTGTAAGGACACCAGTTCTGGGGGGCTGCTTTTTAATACTACTGAAGTTAGAGTGGGGTGTGAATTTCGCCTCATCATATAACATCACATGATAATCACTTCTGAGAATGTTATATGATAAGGACTTTCTGAAATACTGAACCTTGCATAAGATAACTTAAGGGAGCGCGTGCCACGTTGTGCACAAAGTCCTAAAAGTTTATGCTTGGTGACCTTGGAGGTCGTTAAACTCACCACGTAGTCCGGCTTGATAGGACTTCGTCAATTTCTCTACTAGCTCGAGAGATCGCATGGCTGGTCAATGTTCACCCTGATCCGTGAATATATTAGCCCATTTGTCGCCTCACCTCTGGTGAGGCGCACGGCTGCCGGCGCGTTATTAGTCACGTGCTGGCAACCGAATCTCGTGTTACGAATCACTAAAATCGTTACCGTTGGCATTTTAAGGTATGTCAAGATGGTGGTGCTCGAATCTTATTCGCTAAGGAGGTTCGCACCACTACCGCCCGTTTTCAGGAAGAAATCCACCTTAATCACAGCTGCTACTCTATTGACAGTTGGTCTGGTACTCCATTCAGAGAGTATACCATTTATACAACAATTTAAGTCAAGAGTAATCAGCTTTTTCCGTTTAGCACCAAATATGGAATCTCAGGTTATACGCAATACCTTTTCAGATCTCGCGTTAACCGAATTCAAGTCGCTACGGAACGGCCACACACACCCACTTGCAGCCGCTGACAGGTCAGGAGCCTCAAGCTTCATCGACCGGTTAGCCCGCATGTTAGGCCGAGACGCATATTTTATTCAAATGTCTCGAGCTGATCAAAAAGGTGGCCGCTTAGGGAGTCGTGACTACTATTGGGCTAAAGATTTAACTATAGCGCCAGTGGCAACGACTATCCCTTCAAATCCCCTCCTAGTGATGGTTGACGTAGACCAATATATTAATATGCCGTCATTTTTGACGCAGCACACTCATCCAGTGGTGCTATATACGTTTCAACCTGACGCTGTAAGTAAGATCGAGAAAAATTATTCTTACACGTTCGATCAAACAAATGCTGTACATTATTACGTCACAGGATCGGGAATTTTCTCACATCATGTTTGGAACTATAGTACCGATCATATAGTTACCACTCAGAACTTTTTCGGAATACCATATCGTACTTCCACTTATCTAGTAGACCGACGGGCCACCTCTCCTGATCACGAGCTGATTATGTTAACTCCAATAGGAAGATGGCGCGGTTTAGCTAGTATATTATATAAATGGTGGATTTATGGACGTACCTTGCAACGACTGAACATAGTCGACCCTTTAGGGTTCGCACGTTTACAGGTCAATACTCAACAAGGTATTCAAATTTCGACAGGAAAGGCAATGTCATACGTCTCTGCTAAAATTCCAGTTGACATCGATGATACATTGGCAATTATAGCCAGAGTTTCCAAATATCCGTTGACAAACCCGCAAGTATTATCCTTTGTGGATGGAAAGCGAGAGTTGGCGGCACC